ATCCTGGAGGGACATGAAGTACTTTAAATACCTGGCGTCATTGCCAATTCTTATATCTTTTATAGCCGGTGCATACGGAACTCTCAACTATATCAACAAGTTAACCGCACAAATTGACGCAAGTACTGACACTATTAACATACTAAAAGTAGAAGTAGAAAACTTAGAACAACGTATTTACGGTGATATAGATAACATTCACGCTATTTTTACTGATAAAACCACTAGAAACTCTAATAATTATGCGTCAGCTAGGGAAGAGCTGGTAAAAGAAATGGCAGACATGGCATCATGGGTAGGACGTATCGAGGGTATTGTTGCAGCACTGCGTGATGGTTCTTACAAACTAGCATCACAAGCAGAGTACCAAGCATTAGAAGAATTGGTAAGAACAAACTCCGATGCAATAAGACAAATAGGTTATGATATTAAAGATTTAGAAAGAGTAGCATCAGGCGGTTATTAATGAATTATGAACGTGGACTATTAGCATTCTTAATGGTTTTATTAATTGCATGTTGTTTAATAAGCACTAAAACACAAGCAAGAAATGATTACTTAGGTAATAGCAACAGCAGCTGTGAACGTGGCAGAATAGAATTGTACACAGAACTTAGAGGAACAGATGGTAAAGATATATATCAAGATGGCGATGGTGATCCTAACAACAGCTACACATCCTATGATGATGACGTCAACGGAACTTTGGGACTACGTTTTAGTTGGCCTTTACAATCAACGTGTAACAGTGACACGATAAATTTAATGAGAGAAAATGATAAATTAAGACAAGAATTAGAGCTCTTAGCTAATTGTGCTAAATATAAAGACCTAGAACTAGGCCCTGAATTTGCTACTGTGCGTGAGATGTGCAAAGGGGTCAATAAACCGTTAGAAAATGCCGAATAAAGAGTGCCCGGCCTGTAACCAAGATCCATGTACATGTGATGATTTTTGTGATAGTTGTGGGGCATGAAAGTAAGCGACAATACATCAATAGACATGCCAATAAGAAACCTACTCAGCATCGTAGCTGCGGTGGCTGTAGGAGTGTGGGCTTATTTTGGTGTGGTATCAAGAATCACTAGTATAGAAACATCATTAGTTTTAGCAGAAAAAGATTTAGAAAAAAATACGGAATTTAGAATTAAATGGCCACGTGGTGAAATGGGTTCATTACCGGCTGACAATGAACAATACATGTTACTAGAATTCATGGCAGAGCAAGTAGAAAGTATGCAAGAAGAAATGGAATCAATGATGAGTAACACGGTCAACATAAACTTTTTAAAAGACCAAGTATTAAAACTTCAACAAGATGTTGAATCATTAAAAGACAAAGTAAGGGAGAACAAAAATGGAACCGGTCATTAGTGTAGTTTTTTCTTTGTGCATGTTTGTCAATGGGTCGTTGGATGGCCACATGATGACAGATGGTTTATCAAAATGCTTAAAAGCAAAACGTGAAGCCGAGCGTAATTTATCACAAGGAAGAGAAAATGTTATTCGTTATGAATGTGGACAAGTTAAAGCAGAGCTGCGTCCTGATTCAGAAGGTAATTTAAAAATCTACAAAATTCTTGAAGATAAGTATTAACTATATTCTACAGCGTACTCTCTAATTTTTTGTAACATGTTGTGAGCACCATTACGACGTCCTGGCGTAAGTAAAACATCTAATCGTAAATCTTCTAAATCTTTTCTTTCAAAATCTAAAATTTCTTTTGGAGTAGATTCACTAAATATATCAGCCAGCATACATACTAATCCTTTTGATATTAATGCATCTGAGTCAGCAATAAAATGTAAAGTTGGTCGGTCGTCTTTGCCTGGTATTATCCATGTCCTTGTTTGACAACCAGGTACTTCAAACTCATCTAATTTTAATTGATCAACATGATCCATAGATTTTTTTCCAAACAACATAAGCCATCCATATTTTTCTTCATCAGTAGGAATGTCATTAAGTATATCTACATATCTTTTTAACTTTTCTTGTATCATAAATTTTTTCTTACGGTGTATTTAGAATCAGGAGCTGGCACATAACCATCTTTTAATTTTTCTTTATATAATAATCCAATGATAGAATTTTTAGTCACACCAAAGTATAATCCAACTTGCGATGCGCTATACTTTTGTTTTAATTCCTTTACTTGTTTTATTTCTTCGCTTGTCCACACTTTTCTCATTCTTTTTTACCTTTCTTTTAAATAATTTCATCCAACTCAACCTTGGACCAAAGTAAATATTTTTAACTTTGTTATTTAAGTAATCATAGCCCCAAAACCACTGCCAAACGTATTTTCCCATTAAAACCCCGGGATGAATCCTACCACCCATGTCTTTAAAGCCCGATACCGGGCAATTATGAGCTTTTTTATTTGGCTGAAAACCGCCGTTTTTTTAACATCGTCATTTGGGTCCCAAACTGACATTACATGGCCATTTACGTCTCTATAGTGTTTATTTTTTGGCATTATCACTCCTATCTGTCATTGAAATAACATTATCTTTTGTTTTTGGATTTAATGTTGCATTAAATGCAATAGAAATTCTTTGACGTTGTGATCTGTTTACATCTACATCATGTAACAAGTAAGATGGAAACATTAACAAGTCACCTTCGCGTGGATCATGTCCAATCATGTTAGAATAAGGTTGCCCAGGTCTAATCATTTTATTCATCTGTTCATTTGTTGCAAATCTAATAACACCTGTACCTTTCCCTTGTACATAATATACACCAGATACATCTGCATCTGCACGGTAATGATTATGAAATAAATTACAACTTCCAGGTTCATTAATGTTTGTCCAATACGTAATGCTCGCATCCATTGGTTGGTCAGCAAAATAATGATCACACCATGTGCTTAACATTAAACTAATAGGTTTGTATAACTCTGTTTCACATTTGTAACGTGTCATGCTTCTATAACAACCAGCGTTACCACCAGGCAATCCTGTTGGATCATTCTTACGAATTTCATCTATCTCCCCCATAATAAGATTATTTAAATTTTCATGGTTAGTATAGTTTTCGTAGAATAAACGTGTTTCTTGTATTGGTATTTTAGCTACAGTAATTTCAGTATCTTCAATTGTTTTGTCTTTCATATTTCTCCGTTGCACATTTTGGACCACATAAAAACACCATTTGGTATTTTTGATCCGGGTTAAACTTTTTACTCGTCCAATAAACTAATTTCTTAAACCATGTGTCACATTCTGAACATAAAAATTCAGGTCCTGGGCGCACGGTTTTTTTATCATACTCCACATAAACCTTCACATTCATCCGCAAATTCTTCATCAAATGTTTCACCAAATAATGATGCTTGGGCTTTAGGTTCTAAAAAATTTATGTCTCTTAATGGCTTAGCTGATTTATGTAAAAACAATTCTGTTTCCGTGTTCTTTAATCCATGACGTATTTTGTCATCAAGATCACACGCATCTTCCCAATCTTTAGGATAGTTTTTCTGCATGTTTTTCCATTGATCATTGTGATGATAAGGACAACCAATGCAAGATGATTTACCAGGCATAGGATGTTTCTTTATGTCGCGGTACCACTGTAAACAATCAGCACGTGACATTCGCATCTCAATTAATGGCCAACGTGATGTCAACCATGGCATTCTAGCCTTCTTCATACGCATGGCTTCATCTGTAGATATACCAATCCATTGCTCTACAATCATGTCTTTAGGCACTCTGTACCTAGGTTTAACACCTAATAACTCACGCATTTTCTTTTGAATAGGGATAACCTTATAGTCATGTGTACACTGCCTATAAAGCATCCCCACTCTTCCACCATTAGGACGTGCAGCAAACAACGGTGGGTTTGGTACACGACCAGCAAACGACTTTGACTCTTCTTTAGACCCTGGTTCTGGGTTCGCTGCTTTGATAAGGTCTTCTCTGATGTTTCCTCGCTCCACAGTAATTATAGGACAAATCGTTATTGCTTTTTTTAAATATTCTACATGCTCGTAAACAAAAGATGGTTCCCATCCTGTGTCAGCAAATATCATATAATCTGGTTTATGTTTGGTTAATCCTTCTTGTGCCATTAAAGCTAGACACGATGACTGAACACCAGCTCCTAGTGATAGTATACGTAAGGTAGGTTCACGTTCTTCCCCTTTTCCCTCTGTGCTATCGTATTCTGCTGGTTTTCCTGTTTTGGTTAAATTAGTTGTTTTATAATATTTAGGTTCTTCCGTAGCTGCTACTGCTGCCATCATGTTTAATTGTTTTTTATCAGGGGTCATTTTACTAGACATTTCTTCTAAAAGTTTACGTCTTTCAAATGCCATTTGTTCATGATTAATAGCAAATCCTGGCTTAACTCCCTCAACAGCTTTTTGATTTGCTGCACGGCTTTTGCCTTGTTCCTTGTACCCGGGTTTTCTAGTCTCTGTCATAGGCCTCCAATTTCTGTAATGTACGGATGATTTTTTGCGTATAATACACATCTTCAGCATATATTGCAAGAGTCATAGCAAGCTTTTCAGTGTCTATTATGTTGTTGATATACTGTAATAATCTTTCTTCTCTAAACTGTGAATAGTTGTGGTTATAATTAAGCAACCACATATAGTAAGAAATGGATTCGCACTTTGTCTCAAAGATCCTAAGCCCCCAGCTCGCATTAGGAACATTTAGCGGCTTTAGTTGATCATCAGATGGGTCAAAGGTGCGGATTCCAAGGAGGTTATTACCCTCTACCGCAAATCTAGATTTACCCCAATTAGATTCATGAACTGCTTGTGCTATAACTAAACTTACCGGCACTCTTTCATCATCATCTAATAAAGAATTAAGATGTAATGCACATGTTTTAACATCTGCAATAAACTCATCATTATTTGTGTAATCCATTACTGGATTAAACGTAGAACATATTAGCAACACACTACATATCCAACTCATCATCCACCCCAACTTTCTCCAAGGTCTATGTCCGCCTTGGATGGTACTTCTAGTTCTACACATGTCTCCATAACACGTTGTATTTCTTTAGCTTGTTTCTCGTCTTTAACAGAACAATCCAGCTCATCATGTACTTGTATTAAAGGTACTACTCCTAGTTCCTCATACACATCTACCATGGCTTTTTTCGTTTGATCTGCCGCTGATCCTTGTATCAATCTATTTAAAGCTTTGTATGTACCAGCTCTTTTTATTGCTTCACCATACTCTACCTTTGCTTGATTGTGCGGTAATGCTTTATGTACACCCCATTGTGTAGGCTCCCACAGATCAAATCTACACTTACGACCTAGTAATGTACGAATAATGCCCTTAGAATTAGCCCTATTCATCACAGCTTCTAGCATTCCTTGCATAAAAGGTACACGTTCACGGAAATCTTTTAACATTTTCTTAGCATCTTGTGGGTCTATATCTAACTCACGTGCCATTTTGTTGTAACCCATGCCATACATTACACCTAATCCAATAGTCTTGGCTAGCCTTCTTTCAACGCCTGCCATGTCTGCTGTCTGTTGATGAAAATCCAAGTCACTTTTTTTGTATGCTTCTTTAACTTCTTCTGCTCCCATCTGTCCTACAAGACACGCCCAATGAGTTAATAGCCTGGGCTCTTGTTGCGAGTAGTCTGCTTTAAGCCAGTACTCACCAATTTCCGGTATAAATAGTTTTCTAATTTCTTGTGCAAACTGTCCGCGGCTTGGTATCTGCTGTAAGTTTGGATGGTTATAACTAAACCTACCAGACACAGTGCCTCCTGTATCAGATCTAATCTGGTTAATGTGCGCATGAATCCTACCATTTGTATTATGTTTTAATAAACCCTGTAAAAAAGTTCCACGTAATTTATTTAGCTCACGTGCCTGCATAATTAAACGAGGTAATTCATGTGGATGGTCTGTTAAAAACATCTTTGTAAATGATGGTGCATTACTTTTAGATGTTCTATCATAAGGAAGATTCATGGCGTCAAAAGCTTTAGCTATAGAAGCTGCGGCCCATATCTCTACATCTTGACTAGTTAAATCTTTTATTCTTTTTAAAAGTTTTTTCTCTTTTTTTCTAAATTTATCATTTAAATCAACTACTTTATCCTCATCAAATCTAACACCTTTCTTTGTCATGTTAAATATTACACGGATTAATTTACATTCTATATCGTATATAGTGTCAAGATTATCCTTCTTAATCTCCCATGCTAATTTCTCATACAACTTTAGAGTTAGCCTTGCGTCTTCCTCAGCATACTCTCCTACAAATGTAGCCGGTAATTTGTACATTTCAGCTTTAGGATCTACACCAAATGACGCTGCAGCTTCTTTAAGTTTAGCCTCGCTTTTAAATTCACCAAGGTAATCAAACGATATACTATTTAATGTGTAAGAAAATCTATTCTCATCGATAAGTGCCATCGCTACCATTGTGTCATGAATGCGTCCTTTAACTTCTATGCCTAGCACACTAAGCCAACCTATATCGTATTGTGCATTATGAAATACTTTTTCTAATTTTTCATCTTCACACAAAGATTTTATATATTTAATTACTTTCTTGCTATCCATGTTGCCACCACCTTCGTGCGCAATAGGATAGTAAGCTTTAAATCCATTAGCAGCTACAGCTATACCAATAACTGCACCTATTTTTTTAGGCCACCCAGGACCATCTTTAATAAGTCCTGGGTCGCATGTTTCTAAATCAATTGCTATTTTTTCTCGGTCACTTAAGTCCGGGAACTCTGTAGGTGCTATCCAATCTGAGTTAACTGTCATGTTTTAAATCTCCTGCTATTGCCATGTAAGCGGCGGCATCGACATAATCATCTACGTTAAACGTGCCTTGTGTTGATCGTGATATTTTTAACAAAGCCATCATTACAGCTACATCATCACATGTAATTGACGCCATTGGTTTTAATTTATTATCAAGAAATATATTCCAAAACTCTGCAATCTGTTCGTGATTTTCTCTGGCATCACCATGAGTGCCTTCTCTATCATCGCTAACTAATTTGCCAGCTTTTTTTAATATATCTTCTTTGTTTGTGCTGTTTTTAGTTACAGCCAGTCCACTACTAAAACTCATATTATGAATCCTCCATCTCTCTGTGGTTGTACTATGTGTAGCTCATTACGAGCACGTGTGGCTGCTACATAAAACACACGGCATTCATCATCTGAATCCTTTTCCATTGCTTCCTGTGATTTTCTTGACAAGTCTGTCAACAACATAACTTTATCTGCTTCTCCTCCTTTAGCACCATGTATGGTACTTAAATGAATTTTAGGATCAGTTTTTGTAAAATCCCTGTTCCTCGTTTCAATAGATCTTAAGAATTCTTTATCACGCGTGCCTACTTTATCAAAAGCTACATCCCATGGTCTACCTCCTACAAGAAGTCCGTGGTCCGTGATTAAATCATTAAGTTCATAATTTTCTCTATTAGCAGTTTTAAGATTCTTATGACCTCGCTCTATTCCTATTTCTGAAGACATATAAGAATATATATCTTTAACTTCTGTTAATTCTACTTGCCCACCTTCGTTTAATTTCTTCCATGCACTTGTAGCGTTTAATAACTTTTGCGATATAGGTAAACGATTATTTCTTTTGTAAAATAATCCTTGTAATCGTATGTCACGTTCAATTTCATCAAGTAAATAATTAGTCCTTGCCATGATTAACCAATTTTCATCACCTATGTCCACGCTGTCTGGATATGAATGATACTGAACTAAACCATCATTCTCTGTACCATTCCACGATTTGTTAATACGATTCCTAACACGCCCTATTATTCTTTGAGAGCAATTTTGTATAAGTCTAGAGCATCTATAAGATTGTTGTAGTACTTGTCTGTCTCCTTCTAAACTTATTAAGTGCTCAACATCTGCACCTGCCCAACGATATATTGCTTGATCGTCATCACCACTTACGTAAACTTGTTTAGCATTTTGACATATTTTATGAACCATACGCCATTGTAATTTACATAAATCTTGTGCTTCATCTACAAACACTACATCTAATTTTGGAGTCATACCTGATTCAATGTACATTTCTATCATGTCTGTAAAATCTAATACTTCTTTTTTCTTTTTAAACTCTTCTATAGAACGCTGCGCTCTTAACAATGCATGCCATGACACATCTAAATTAGAATCATTGTAATGATGCTCTAAATCCATACATTTCATTCTTGCTAAATTAACCTCTGACAGTAGCTGGTTATCAACTGTAAACACTCCACCTGAATCAACACCATCAGATACAGATCCTAAATCCATACCAAATGTGTGACCAAACTCTTTATAATTATCACGCGACATTACTTCTGACTTTGTTAATCCTAATTGATTAAAAGCAAATGAGTGTAAAGTTCTAAAGTATGGTAAATGTTGTTCCTCTAAATTAAACTTCTTCATTGCCCGGTCCCTTGCTTCACTAGCAGCTTTCTTTGTAAAAGCCACAAATGCAATACGATCCGGCGGTGTACCTTTAGCTAATTCTTGCTCAACTAAATTTAATAAGTTGTGTGTCTTCCCTGTACCAGGAGGCCCTAGTATTATCTTTGTCTTACTTTGCATAATCCATCCTTATCTACGAATATAAATTTCATCTTTAATTTTTTTTGTTCTAAAGTTAATGCTCTACATATGCGTGTATTTGGTTTCCAAGTTTTACGGTAACTCTCACTTTTAACATCATATATTTCTACCTTGCCAGTTTCATCTATAGCTATAAGATCTGCAGGTCCTAAACCATATAAATTTTTAAATACAAAAAATCCTTTTTCTATTAAATACAGAATAGCTATTTGCTCGCTCTGCATTCCTTTCTTTAACTTAGGTAATTTAGAACGGCGCACCATCAACCTCCTTTATGTCAAATGCAGAATCTTGTTGCTGGTATGCCGGCACACCCCACACACGCACAGTTCTACCTTTTAAATTAAACTTATCACTTTTACCGTTAAGCCTGCGTAATGCTTGGACGAGCTGTCCTGTATTGTAATGCGTAAATTTATTTCTGGTTAAATAATCTAATAAATCTTTTAATCTAAACCATGTAATACCATCTTCTGTCCATGGTTTACGTAATAATAATTCATCTCTGTTTTGTGCCTGGGCACGGTCGGTACAAAACTCCTGGAGGAAAGCTTCAAACTGACCGGCCACAGACCCGTCATCAGAAACAGGTATCTTTATAAGGTTAGTAAATAACCTTTCAATTGATTCCTGCCATACTGACTGTTTTACAAGAGGAGGCATTGTATTCAAAGTATTCATACATTTCTTTTGAAACTTTGTTTGTATCTGCAACTCATCTGTTTGTAATTCCATACGTGCGTCACCTACATTTAAAATCCACACAGGTGGATCTGTTTCTAATTTAGTTAACGCGCTAAACTCTAATGATGCACTACCACCTACACCATGCTTACGTGTTCTACACACTTGTGCATTACAATAAGAATTAATTGGTGGTTCTTTACATCTGTAATTATATTCTTTTTTCTCTAACTGATTTTGTACAATGACTACCTCTGATGCAGCTAATGGTGGGTTCATGTACTGTTGATTATGTTTTTCTAATAATGTTTTCCAATTGTCTGCATCTAACTTTCGTAAAAATACACCAATGTTAAACAA